GTGGATCATGGATATTTAAGGATGTGCCATGCCGGACATGCCAGAAATAATGCACACATGCCTATGCGGTTACTCACTTAAAGCTGCGTCTAACTTTTTAGACCAGATTGAGATCAGCAAAATGATGCTAAGCCATATTGAGTCAATGCATCCAGAGATGGGCGAATAATGCCGACCTACGAGTTCGAGTGCGATAACGAGAATTGTGAAAGTAATGCCAGGATCGAGGATTGGATATCGATTAATGAGCCTCATGACTTGGAATGCCCATTCTGTCACTCACCAATGCATAAGGTTTACTCGTCAGTAGGAGTCAGTTTCAAGGGATCAGGGTTCTACAGTACGGATAATCGATGAAGCGACTCGCCGTCCTGAACAGGACTTTTACAAATGTGCTAGGTCGCTCTGGTACTCTACTGGCTAGAGCCCCCAAAGGGCTCAGGGCAAGCCTGAAAGGCGTAGCTTGCCTGGTAGCCATCGCTATTGGGATATCTATGCCTGCTGAAGCAGGGGCGTCCAACCAAGCAATTCGATACGTTAAAGATTTAGCAAAGTATCAATTAACTGATAAGCAAGAGAAATGCCATCATGAGATTATCTATAGAGAATCAAGATGGGATCATCGAGCAGTAGGCAACATAGGCGGTAAGAAGCAAGCCTATGGCCTATATCAGATGAAGGTTAAGAGCTTAAAGAATGGCTCAACGGTTAAGCAGTTCTGGATGTATTGGACTTATGTAATGCATCGTTATGGAGTAACACAATACGATGAGCCTGATTACTGCAAGGCACTCAACCACCTCATAACAAAGGGTTGGCAATGAGTAAGTTAAAGAAGTCCGGTAGCACTACTGCATGGCGTAAGCTAAGGCAGAGTGTTATTAATCGTGATGGATGTTGCCAGATGTGTGGCACAGAAGAGCGACTCACAGTCGATCATATAATCCCAAGAGTCTTAGGAGGTAGCGATTCGATGAGCAACCTTCAAGTTTTGTGCGGATCATGCAATTCATCTAAGGGGGGTAGGTTTTTTGATAGTGCAAAGACACCCCCGACCCTTCATGGTTCTTTTTACCCCGAAAACGCCTCAATAAGCCACTATCGGCTTGAATCGGACGCAGAATAGTCATGACGGCCGAAAAGGGCTTAGAAGGGCTCTTAGAGGGCAGGGAAGGGGTAGTGGAAGTCCGTTACGGCTCCCAGACCCCTAGAATCCGCTCCAAACCGCTTGATCTGCCTACTCGAGGCGATGAGATGATCCAATTCTGCATCGATATCGGATTCCCGTTGCTACCTTGGCAGGAACAACTGGCTAGAGATTGCCTTCGATATAAGCCAGACGGCAGGTGGGCTCACCCTTTAATTGGCATCATGCTTCCGAGACAACAAGGAAAATCGACCTTCATGGCGCTTAGAATCTTATTCGGTATCTATGTTCTGGGCGAGAAGATGCACCTTGCAACGGCTCACAAGCTAACGACATCGAGCGAAATCTTCTTTAAGGTTAGCGAGATCATCGACAATTCTCAGATGCTTATGGATAACTTCGCTAAGAAATACGAATCCAAAGGATCGCAGGAAATTAGGTTTAAGAATAAGGCCCGGTATCTAATCAGAGCAGGCAATTCAGCCGCTCGAGGTATTGCCGCTCCAGATGTTATCCATATTGACGAGTTGCGCGAGTTCGATACTGAAGATGTCTGGTCATCGATGCGCTTTACCCAGATGAGTAATCCTAATCCGCAGGCTTATGTCTATTCTAATGCTGGCCATGCCAACTCAGTTCTACTGCATAAATTTAGGGAAAGAGGTTTAGCAGCTAGTGAAGGAGCCGATGATTCAATCGGTTGGTTCGAATGGAGTGCAGAGCCAGGAGCAGAGATAACCGATAAAGAAGCCTGGTATCAAAGTAACCCAAGCCTTGGCCACACAGTCCATGAGGACAACATCAAGGATAGCCTTTCAGATCGTGAAGATATCTTTCGCACAGAAATTCTTTGCCAATTCGTCTCAATGATTAACCCAGTTATATCAGAGGCGGAATGGAAGAAATGCAAGGTCGATAATCTTCCTCAGCTCGATGTCGAGGCCGATACTTGGATGGCTATTGACCTTAGCCCAGACAGAAAACACGGCTCATTAGTTGCAGGCCAGAGAATTGGTGGCGATAGGTTTATGGTCAGCCTTCTCCATACTTGGTTTAACCCAGTAAACCTTGATGATAAAGAAATGGCTAACGATATTGCTTATTGGGTTCGCAAGTTCCCAGTTAATGCCGTTGCCTATTCAAAATCGACGGCCTCAGCCGTTGCCGCTCGATTATCGCCTGCCGGTATTCCAGTGCATGAAATTACAGGTCAGGAATATCAACAGAGCTGCGATGAATTCGTTTCTGCGGTTAGTAGCCTTCGTCTCGCGCACGGGGATCAGGAAGAATTAACTAAGCAAGTTCTAAGCGCCGTTAAATTAACTCGAGGTGATGGCGGTTGGGTCATGGGTCGTAAAGCCTCAGGAATAGTCTGCGGTGCAGTTGCCTCAGCGATGGTTACGCACTTTGCAACACGAGCAGAATCCGAAGTAGACATTCAGATCGGATAATGTCTAGAATGTAGACAGTTCGTGTATAATATGTCCAATGGGAATCAGGGACATCTTTACATCAAAGCCTTCTGTAGAAATTACAGTCGATGCGGCTTCTACTCCAGCGCCGTTCAATAACACAGGCTCATTCAACCCTTTCGTATTTACCCAATCGGTTGCATCTCGCCAGCAGGCGATGGCCGTCCCGACTATCGCACGCGCACGCAACATAATCTGCACCACACTCGCAGGGTTGCCTCTTGAGCAGTATTCAAAACTTAACGGCGGACATCAACCAACGCCAGCCGTAATTAATCAGCCAGATCCACGCGTTCCTGGTTCTGCAATTTACGCATGGCTTGCAGAAGATTTACTATTTCATGGAATTGGTTATGGGCAAGTTCTAGAGCAATATGGCGATACAGGTCGTGTGCGTTCATGGACTCGCGTTGCCCCTGATCGTGTAACTCCTAAACTTAATCACCTACAGACAGAGATCGTCGGCTATCAAGTCGATGGATCAGTCGTTCCTAATCAAGGCGTTGGTTCGTTAGTCGTATTTTACGGAATGGACGAGGGACTTCTTAACCGCGCAGGTCGCACAATTCGCGCAGCTCATGCACTTGAGCAAGCCGCAGAAACTTTTGCTAAAGAGCCAGTACCTTTGCAAGTTCTCAAGTCAAACGGCACTAATCTTCCGGCGGAACGCATTTCTAAACTTCTAGAATCATGGCGTACTGCTCGACTTACTAAGTCCACTGCGTTTCTTAATGCAGATGTTGAATTGCAAGCGTTGGGCATCGATCCAGCTAAGTTACAACTCAATGAGGCTCGCCAATACGTTGCTCTGGAATTGGCTCGCGCTTGCAACCTTCCTGCATACTTCGTAAGCGCTGAAATGACGAGCATGACCTACTCAAACGCAGTCTCAGAGCGTCGTTCGCTTATCGACTTCTCTATGAAGCCAATTCTTACTGCCATCGAGCAACGACTCAGCATGCCAGATTTTATTTCACAGACCTCGACGATCCGTTTCTCACTAGACGAATTCCTTCGTACCGATGCACTGCAACGCGCACAGGTTTACGAGATTCTTAACCGTATTGGTGCTATGAGCGTTGAACAGATTCAAGAAGAAGAAGATTTAATCCACAATGAAGGAGAGAACGCATGAAGATAACAATGCCCGTAGCCATTACGGCTGCCGATGCAGAGTCACGCATTATTGCTGGCCGCATCGTATCTTGGAATGCTGAAGGTAATACCTCAGCAGGTCGGACAATGTTCGAGAAGGATTCAATCAAGATGTCTAAGAACACCAAGCTCGTCCTTCAGCATGATGTAACTCGTCCGCTTGGAAAACTCGTCAGCTTCGAGCAGGATGAGACAGGGATCACCGCAGAATTTAAGATTGCCAAGACAACCGCCGGTAATGACGCACTTGAAGAGGCCGCAACTGGATTGCGTAGCGATTTCAGCGTGGGCGTAGATGTCGAAGAGTGGAATAACAAGGATGGCGTTATGGCCATTAGCGCAAGTAACTTGATCGAGGTCAGCCTCGTCACAGATGGCGCCATCCCCGGCGCTGAAGTCGCAAAAGTAGCGGCAGTAGAAAACGAAGTTTCTGAGCCAACTCAGGAAGAAATACCATCAACCACAGAAGGAGAACAAGTGTCAGACACTACCGTTCCAGAAGTCGCTCCTGCCGCAGAAACGGTAGAGGCTGCAAGAGTCGAAGTTAAGGCTGCAACTGCACCTTATATCTCGACTACAGTTCGTAACCCTATCGTTGATAAGGCTTCTTATCTCGAGCATTCAGTTCGCGCCCATTTTGGCAACGACCAATCAAAAATGTATGTTGCAGCAGCAGCAGACACAACAGACAACGCTGGACTCGTTCCAACACGTCAGCTAACAGAAGTTATTAATGGCATCTCAAACGCAGATCGTCCATTCATCGACTCAGTATCTCGTGGCGCTCTACCTGATGCAGGTATGACTTTCGAGATTCCAAAGATCACAGTTGCTCCAACAGTTGCAGTAGCATCTGAAGGTGGCGCACCATCAGAGACAGATCAGAACGCAGCGTTCGTTACTGTAAATGTTCAGAAGTTCATTGGACGTCAGACATTCAGTTTAGAGCTCCTCGACAGAAGTTCTCCAGCATTCTTTGCTGAACTCGTTCGTCAAATGGAATTTGCTTACGCAAAGGCCACAGATAACGCAGTTGCAACAGCAATGGTTAACGGTGGAACAGATGGCGGAAACCGCGCAGCACTTACAACAGGCGCTCTAGTTGCTGATTTCGTTTCAGATGCAGCAGTTTCTATCTACAAGAACACTCTTGGATTCGCACAAAACATTTGCGTATCTCCAGAACAATGGGGCGCTCTTATGGGCTTGGTCGATGGTTCAAATCGCCCAATCTTCCAACAGACAATCAATCCTCAGAATGCCGGCGGAACTTTAACTGCAACAGCAGTACGCGGAAACCTACTCGGACTAAATCTACGCGTATCACGCGCATTAACAGATGGCTCAGGACTTGGCGATAACAGCCTTATCGTTATCAATCCAGATGCTTACACTTGGTACGAGTCACCACGCCTATCACTCCAAACAAACCTAATCTCAACAGGTCAGGTTGAAGTTGGGTACTACGGCTATGGCGCAACAGCTACAAAGCTTGGCGCTGGCGCATACCGCTTCATGGTTGCGTAGTCACAAACTAATCATGGGGGGGCGGTTGCTCCCGATCGCTCCCCCAGTCGTTTACTAGAGAGGATGTAGAGATGGCTTCAATCGTTACAGTTGCTGAACTAAGGTCAATCCTTGGCGTTTCTACATCCC